CTCGCCTGTCGTCCACAGTAACTCAAGGTAAGGCCAATAATTTACTGTTCCTGTACTCTCTGCGCCTTGGGAGTGACGCACTTTACTTGGCCCACCTCCGAACCACTTGTCCAGAGCAATGAGTACGTTAGCTTTAGGTGGATGGCTAATCATGACGCACTCATTTCCGTCAAGCGTTTCGCTAAGGGGGCCTTCAGCAGGTGCATCTAAGTCCAAGATGCGGTCCAACGAGAAAATTCGGCTTTCAGCCAAGTCAATTGGTAATTTCTCTTGGGCCTCCATAAATGCTTCGAAGTCTTCCAGGTCGTTGGTTGTCAACCCGTACTTCTCTTCTACGTCCATTAAAGTCTCAGTGCTTACTTCAAAAGCCCGGGACGTGTGTGGTCTCCATTCATCAAATACCACGGGGGCATGCTTTTCCTTCGCGGTGAGTCGCAAAACAGTTTTAACCATCGTGTTGAGGATGGGGATGTGGGCAACGTCATTGCGATATCCTTTTGCCACACCGCGCATGTGGGCTGGGACTTTCTCTGGGGCCATTGGGTTCCGCAACAAAAACGTTTTGTACATAACACGCCCAATTTTGGGGCCCCAGACTCTCTTGATTTTCTCGGAATCCTGCACCTTGTAAAAATGGCCGGAGCAATACTCTAAGCTCAGGCCTTTGAAACTCTTAGCCGCCATTTTGGGTTGGAAACCCAAGGTGCGTATAATCTGCTCTATCCAGAGAAGTCGGAACAGTCTGCGATCAGGTAAGACGTTGATTATGGCACTTAGAGCTATGGAGTGTCCCGGGTCAACCTTCGACAACATGGTCACCAAATCGTCCAGGGCTTGAGCGAATATTGCTGGGTCATCATTCAACTCATCCAGTACGCCGGCATCATAATTGGATCTGCAAGCGACGTTGTCGTCACCAAGGAGCATGTAGTATGCGGCGGGTTGTTTGGCTTGGTTGCGCCAGTGGAGTGGACTAATTTTGACGCTGGTTGGGCAGAAGTGGGGAATGAATGGGCTGAGTCTAACTTTGCATTGGCAATAAACGCCATCCTTTGGGTCAGTCAAGTCGTTGCCGGCCACCAATGCGTCCATCAAACAGTTGAGGAAATTGTAGTAGTGGTGGTCACCAGCCATGTGGGCCACGCCATCATGGACTGTATTGGCGCAGCTAGTGTCTCCATTGCCACTTTTCTGGGTGGCTTTGACTTTGTAGACCACTCCGTGTGGGGTGGCCCCAGTCGTCTGGGTGTCAGTTTGGCAGGCCTTTAAATAGTGCGTGGGGGCTCCAAATTTCCTGTAAACGGCATGGATGAACTTGAGACATGACTCGACTTTTGTGCCATCGTAATTGGTGAAGTCGTCTTCATCTGGGTCCATTTGACTGGCTTCGCACTTGTCGACCCATGCGCCCAGCTCGTCTGCGCTGGCTCCACTGGTGTAATAGAACCACCAATTTTTATGCCAGGCACGTGCCAGGAATTTGGAAAA